GTAAAGGTCGAGACGGTGGGCCAGGCGCCAGAGACAGCGCTAGAAGAGTCATAATTGTAGAAAAAGGAGCCCATGGGAACGCCGACATGATCGGATTCCATCACATGCACCTCGTCCGTGTATGTGTTGACCTCAAGCGGGCGACCCAAATAGGTTTCCATCTCAGACTGTAGACCCGCCAAAATCACATCAGCCGAGTCCTCTTGCAAGGGACTCAGAGTCATGTCCATATATTTGACAATGTCGGCTTTGGTTACTAATGCCATGCGTTTCTACCATCCTCGCAGGCAAGTCACTACGATCCAGACCTTCTATTCCGCAGCGCTGCACGCGTCAGATCTCTTACGCTCTCGGTTCTGCGTCCTGAAGTCCTCCGCCTGAGAGCAGCACTTGCCAAACGGCGAGTTAGACCCGAGCGCAGTTTGAACCGGTCGGCCCAATTGGTTTGGATCCAAAAAGGCTGCAACGACATGAGCGTTACAAGCAGCCTAAATCCACTGAATATACCGAACTTCATAGAGGCTCCTACAGGATTCGAATCTAAGTAAGAGTCTACCATTCACTACCTGTCGGGATTGGGTGGCTTCTCTATAGCGACCTTACGACGAATCGCCAGATCGCTGTCAGTCGTCCCCGGCGGAGCCTCTACCGGAACCCACGCCCGAGAATACCTATGGTTCGCAACCTTCCGGTGCTTGATGATCGAACCATCTAACAACAACTCGAGTTCATCAAATTTCATATTGAATAAATCTTTGTATTGAGCGTCGGTCATACGCATGACACGTTTGAGTGTCTTGATCAATTTGGACAACTTGTGGGCTACCACCGCCCCACGTCCTCGATTGATTTGGATATGCAAGATCATCGCTTCCGCGTTGTCACAGTCGATCCACACCACGGGGACCTTCCCCTCGCACGCCTCGTTAAGGGCAGCATTGTCCAAACAGAGACGCAGGCGCTGTGCTCCATCGATGACATTGGATCCCTCCCGCTGCACCACCAGTGGCGCAAGAACTCCGTGTTCGGCGATGGACCGCGCCAAGACCAGCAGATCGGGCCTCAGAATATGAGTGGCACCCCAGTCGGGAACGTTGAGGGATTCACCCTCGACCAATTCAATCTCCATTTTCATTCTCCTTCAACCGGAGCGTATGCGCTCGCGTCTTTGGCCCGACCGGCGTTACTGACCTGGCGCTACCAATTTCCTTCAGCAGCAAGTGACGCAACAGGTTTTCGAATGGATACGAATATGGATCACGAGCATGCTTGCGACGGAACTCTGCAGTCAACGCCTTAGCCCGCTGAGTATTACCGGGTCCGATCATGTAGGCATCAATGAATTCCGAAACACCCTCCCAACCGTTCTCGGAATAGAGGGCGATGAACTTGTCAACGTCAACATCTTTCCACCATCGCCGCTGGGCATCTATTTGTGGAAAACACTCGCAAAGACGATCAAAGAACTCTGGTTCCGTTGCTACCAAATCGCCGAGGCGGCGGGCAGCAACAGCGTGCAGTGGAACTCCGACTCTAGTATTGGATCCGGTCACCACCGCCCGGTCGTAATATTCGCAGTAGGGCGCGTTGTGTTCTTCCGAAATGAACCGGAACACGTCATCAATGTTCCAGTCGTAAATGATTTTGGCCAACTTGAGGGGAACGCTCTTGCTCAATTTGTAAGGATTATTAATGTAATTCTCGTTCAACTTCTGGACAACCGACCTGTAACGAATCATGGACTCGGAAGCCCTGACTCCGGTAATAAAAGCGACCTGACCGGCCTTGCCCTGCATCATGTATTCGTCCATGGGTTTGGTCAAGGGCTTGGAATGATCTAACCCAAAATGAAAGGCGGTGATGGCCCAGTCGGGTATGGGGCGTACCAGTTTTCCTTCTTTTGCCCGCTCTTCATCCCAGATGATCAAAGACTGTCGGCGGCCCAACACCCAAATCTCCGCGCCAACAGGCAAGCAATACCACTCCATGTCAACCCAGTCGAATTGACGAACCATGTTGACGTATTCTTCGACGAGCGGGCTGACCATTTCTTCGTCGCGGAAAATGACTTTTACTGGACCCAGGCCACGTTCTTCATGGATTTCTTTGGCTAGGTATAAAGCCGCCGTGCTGTCCTTGCCCCCGGAGAACTGAACGCAGACGGTGTCAAATGTGTCGTAAACGTGCCGGATTCTTTGTCGGGCCGCCTCGACACACGATATGTCGAGGAACATTCTCTGACGACTCATACTTCTGAATGAGAATCAATAAATGAGAGAATCTTTTGCCCTGTGGTGGTTCCGTCATAACCTGGATTATTTCGAAGCCATCTGATGAAGTCGTACCACCGCTTCTGCTGGTCGGCATCGTCAAAAACGATCGTGTATTGGACCACTGCCCGCGGAGCGGCACCCGGCACTACCGCCGTGCTTCCTTGAACCGCCACATCGGCATGGTCTACCGAATCGTCGGCAACAATCTGTCGTGTCCCATCTTCATCTTCTTGGACCATCCCTGCCAACATTTCGGCTGCGGCCCCAACCACTTCCGTAATCCCCGGGATGATAAAACCAACCTCATCCCCATCGTCAGATTTTCCCCTCCTGGACTGTTCTTCGTAGTAAGCGATTTCGAAATCATCCCACTGGAGACTCTCCATCAAATCGTTGTACTCATCAACAATTTGAACGATCATCTCGGCCGCCTCCGCCGAATCCGTATGCCCCAACTCCATTGTTCGGTTATCTGCGAGAGCAAATGCAACCGCTCGCTTGTCGTCCGCATCGATCGGCACGGCAGCAATATGCGTCCATCCGAGACGCCTCACTGCTTCGACCTGATGGTTCCCAGCAATAACGGTTGACATGCCATCGCCATTGGGTCTCACCACAACTGGTTTGACTTGACCAAACTCCTCGTAGGAAGCCATGATCGCTGGGACATTTCCAACCCGTGGATTATGTTCCAACGGAGTAAGAGAATCCAGAGGAACAAGCAGGGATTTCAACGACTCGTTCACGTTGTGTTCCATCACGGACCTACTTGAAATCTGACATTTGCGTTGAGGGTTCGCATGGCGTCAATCGAGGTTCGCAACGAGAGTAACTTCTCCCGTTTAGCCTTGACGAGAGCCTCGGCGCACTTGAAGTCAAACTGCGTGTCGGCCAACTTGTAGTCAGCCCACGACTCCCGCTCCTTGATTGACCCTTTAGCCGAAAGGTACTCTTTGGCCCAACTGGCCTTGTACCGTGACTCCTTCTTTGCAGCATCTTCCGCCAACTGCTCGAAGGCTTCCGTCTCACTCTCCAACGATTCGATCAGGTACATGAGTTGATTCTCAATGTCGACCTGACTAATCGGTTGTGATCGGTTCACCGTTCTCCACTCCTATCATCATCAGTAATGGCTCCCAATTGATACCATCAAGAGCCTTGCGGTTCTCCGCCGGCCACTCGTACTGACTCTGGCCAAGATATTCGAGACCCATTTCATGAAGCACCCAAGCATCGATGCGATCCTCGATGCCCTTGCCCGACCATGATCTGTTGGTCTTAAACGACACAGCAGAAATGACCTCAGCCTTGCCGGCGTTCCCTCGACCGGTAGCGAACTTGGCTCGCGAGGTGGGGGGCACGAGGACATAGGGAATCCATGCCTCGTTAAACGCCACTTTTAGCACTCCACCGAGTTCCCCCAGGGCGTGCGCTCGAGTACGCGACCCGTAAGAGTAGCCCTCCATGATCACGCACTTGACATCATTTTCGAGACACATTCGCAAGACATAGTCGCGGATGTCCACCAGCCGCGCTGCATCTTCTTCGCGGGACTGATATGCGACACCGTGGTTATCGCCGGCACATATTCCCGTTGAAGTAAGCGACGGATCAAGTCCGAGAATGTTCATGGCATCCAACTTTTTTTAGCGAGGCCCAAGTCGACAGCGAGTTGGGGGCGGTCACCGATACGTTGGTGACATCTGCGACACACCGCCATGCAGTTCGATTCATCTGTGATGGATCCCCCCTGAGAACGGCGTTTCAATTCGTGGATATCGACGCTGCCGTTGCGAACGTAAGAGCCAGCCCCATCATGTTCAGCGAAAACAGGACAGGCTTCGCAATATGGGCGCTCTTCCAGCATCCTCTTAACCAGTTTGCGGCGCTCAACATATTCACGTTGTTTCTTCTTGCTGCGGCTGCGCATGATTGAAATCTACTCCTACTAAAGCGTCAGCGGATCTACCCGATCGAAGTCCCAGCGGTTCTCGAGAGTAGCCCACAGGGCTCGGTCGATTGCCGTATCCTCCAGATCGAGTTCGTTGAGCATCTTCCGATGTGTAATGATTGCTCGACGATAGAAGTCAACCGTTTCCCACGGATTCTCGGAGATGGGCTTACCCGTTTTGATCATGCTTTCCACTTGGCTCAGGCGACGTTCGACATGCAGCCGGAACCGTTCGACTTTGGTTTTACGCATGTCGTAGGCCCGTGCGGCCTCGTCCGCCAAACGCTTGCCGGGCCGCCCCATGCCCCCATACCTGACCGCATCGGCCTGAGCATCTATTTCGATATTCTCAATTTGATCTTCGAGATTGTCCAGAAGGCACAAAATTCCCCTTTTCCAGCGATCCCAATTCTCTTCGAGCAGCAACTCTTTTCTTTGCTGTGCAGTAACGCGATTTTTCACATCGTCTGCAACCAACCGAGCAAAGAATTCGTCAGGCATCGTGTTCACCTTTTCTCCAGTCAGTTGGCCCATAGTGGACAGATCCCCTTGTAACTACACCATCCACACAAAACCGATTTCTGTGCAGGAAAATCTCCCGTAGCGCATGCCTTATCTACATCGTCTTTAACATTTCGTACATACTCGCTCGTATTAGTGATGTCTTCTTCACTAAAGGGAACTTCGAACTTGACTCCGTCCTTGAGGTAGAGCAGTTCCAAACTGGAGGTCCGTCCGATACCTAAGGCATTGACCAACGTTCCATAAATACGCAGTTGCAGAAATCGCTGATCGACGTAATCTGCTCGTGGGACCTTGCCGGTCTTATAGTCGGAAATGACAATTCCACCGTCTTCGTCCATAGTGAAGCGATCGATGAATCCCTTGAGGTTCACTCCGGATACTTCCCCGTTGAGTTCATACTCCAAACCGTCGGGTTCTATTTCCTCTGGGTTCTCAATTTTCCACAGGTTCTCGATGCACCACCAGGCCTTCCAGCGGAACATCCGATATTCCTCTGCGTCTGGAACGAGGGGCTGCACTCTTTCCCCCCAGTTGTCGTTGTCCCATACCTCCCGGGCCAAAGACTGGGCGCGATCCTGAGTGCGGTCTTCGGGGGCGTAGCCGTAGAGACCCTCTAGCACATCATGGACGAAGTTCCCCATCAACGCCTCCTTGCCGGAGGGGTCGGGGATCTTGTCAATCTTGTTGTACTTGAATCTGAGAGGGCACTGGCGGAAAGTGCCCATCGACGAAGGCGACAGGTGTGGGGGCGCTACAGCCGTCATACCAAATACCCATGAGTCAGACTGAAACCAGCAGGTCCCGGTGCGGCGGGCACGCCCAGAGTCGAACCGGGACACTCGTTTACGTTGACCGATGCGATGGTCTCAACCACCTTAAACATCTCGGTTCCGTCGATCAGGGCTTGAAGGTCTGCTTTGGAATCCAGCATTCCGGGGGTGATCAGGTTTCCATCGGTCGGGAGGGCATTGGCGATGTTCTCCATGGCGACCTGAGTTTCTCGTTCCAGGTGCCCTTCACCGCGAATGGCGGCATCGCAGATGGCGGGCCGTAAATCAATCGTCAAGATTCCCCCGTCCAAACTTATTACAGAGTCAGCGACCAGGGCAAAGTCTTGATAATCGAGTTCGGCCTGCTTGACAAATTCTCTACGTTCAGCCCCCGCAACCGGAGGCATGGTGCGCTTGCGTACAGCGTCAGCCCGCTGCTTGAACCTCTGGATCATCCCCGTCGTACTTAAAGTATCCACTTGCATTCACCTTTATTTAGATTTTTTGTCCTTTGCCTTCCACTTCAGTCTCATTCGCTCGGCCTCTTCTTCCCTGAGGCGAAGAAGCGCCTCACGAGTAAATGTGTCGAACTGAGTCTGCATGATGGTACTCATTTGATGCGGTCTGCCTTCGGGTCGATGGCGGTGCCGCAGACATTACAGGATGCGTCGTATCGTTCTGCGGACCCTCCGCCCAGGTAATGACGAACACACGACGGGCACTGGTACATGGAGTTCTTCGGCCACTTGGCGGCCGGCTCATTCACTCTTGGCCTCTCCGCCAAAGGAGATCGCGACACACTGCTGGACGAGGGCTGTCAGATCCTCAATGCTGCCCATGGCTTCGGGCTTCGGCTTGGGACGCCCCCCAGCGTGCCCCTTCCAGAACACCGCAACTTCTTCCTTCTGGGCCTTGTCGAACTTCTCAATCAGGCTGGTGAAGTTGTCGTACAACTGCTTCACTTCTGGATCCTCGGAAGAGTGAGCCTCGTGGGCAAGGGCTTCTTCGGAACGGTAGAGGTAGAGACCAACCCCCATCATGGAAGCGGCCTTCTTCAAGGCGTCCGAGATGGCGATCTTGTGGTCGTTCCCCAAATCGAGGAGACCTCCGTTTTTTTTCGACTTGACTTCCGCGCCACCGTATGCATCTCTTTGGAGCGACTTGTCGCCGATGCGTGCCGACAGACGAACATGGGCGACGATGTTGTCGCCCCCTTCAAGACTGCGCTCGCAGGAGATGACTTTGAAGTCCCAGTTCTCGACTCCGAGAACATCATTCAGGCGCGCGATTACTTCGTTGACCGAAACAAACCTAAAGGCAACTCCCCCTTTATTCAGGGTTCCTTCCAGTTCTTCGGGAAACGGTGTGGACAGTTGCTTCAGTACTTCTTTACTCATTCTGCGTTACCTCTTCTGATGATGACACTTATTTTAGGGTCGGATGACTCGCAATAGTTATCGGGATTGAGTCCGATTTTATTCAATGCTCCAACTCGCCAATACGACGGTTGGAGGTAATCCAACATCTTCATGACCATTTGGTTGGGGGACAAGACAACCTCACCTGTCTCCATGTCGACCGACGACTGTTCGATGCGGTTCAGCACGTCTCGGGCAAGGTCTTTGTGTCTCCAGCCCGAACGGCTGGCAGACATCTTGCGTTCGACCGAGGCTCTGTCTCGCAGGTCGAGAATTTGGTTGCCGGCCATCACTCTGCCGAGCCAAGTTGACAGGCCATCGTAGAGAAAACCCATATCCCGTTTAGCCAAGTTCAGTTCGAGCAGCAGGTCGGCTGATTCTTCGACCGAATGGTCGTCCTTCGTGTACTCGACCAACTTGACTTCGAGGGCAGCGATCTCCATCCGCAGCGCCCGGACATCTTCAGGAGTCATCTGGCTTTGTTGCATCAAGCCAGAATAGCGGCTCGCTTGCGCTGGGGCAAGCCTAAGCCCGTAAGAAATGAAAAGGCTCCCGTGGCTGAGTCGACTTGGTCGTCGTGGGGGCAGGCTTCCGGGAACGAAGACAACTCATCGAGCCAGTCGGTTAACCACGCTCCCCGTACCACCCTCACGTTGCCATTGGCGACGGCCGCTGCGAATGGGCGAGCGCGAGTCACCTTGTCACCGGTTGATCGGATGCCCATGATGTCGAATCCCGGCACGACAAATCTGGCGTACTGGTTGATAAGCGCCTTTCCTGCAGACCCCGGCTCTTGCTCCATCCGGATAGGGACCGACACCCCGTCTTCATACGCCGTCTGGGCAATGAACTGCTCAACCTTTTCTCCCCGGTGACGGATCTTCCTGACATCCAGCATGTATGCAACCCCAGCGTCAAAGAGCATCAAAGTCCCCACCGTCCAGTCGGGGTCCGGATAAGAAGGAGATGGTTCTGATGCCGCAAGGTCCCAGAACCGAACGGCTTTCGCCTTGGGGCTCAATGTCGGCAATTCGTCGTGCTCCAGAAGAACAACTGACTCCCTGTCGAACATGGTCCCCAGAGTGGTTGACCACCAGTCGCCTTCTTCCAAACGCTTGCGCTCTACGGGATCCAGCGCCTGCAGCGATTGCCGATACGACTGGGCATCGATGCCAGGATTATCGGTAAGGAGTGACGGAACGAAAACTCGACCGGTGGTATCGCCTTCCACGATGAAGCGTTGCCTAACCCAATTGGGCGCGGGGTTGGAAGCGCATCTCATTCTCAGGGGAACCTGCGACAAGGGGCCTGAGGCCGGCCGACGCAACCGAGAAAAGAGGTAGCGATAATCATGCTCCCTGATTTCGGTGACTTCATCCATCCCGATGAACTGGAATTCCGCACCCTTGTAACGCAGATAGTCCTGACTGTTATTTAGGTAGCCAAATGAGATTCGTGCTCCTGACGGAAACGTGGCCACATACAGGGAGCCATTCCAAGACACGTCATCCGCTTGAGAAATCCATGTTGTGAAACGGTCCATGATGGCGCCGGGTAGTGCAAGGTCGGCATAGGTGCGACGAAAGATGATGGCGGAGTAGGCCGGTACATCCACATATTGAAGTGCGGCCATCAACAGCGCTGACGACTTACCTCCGCCAGCCGCTCCACCGAACAGGCCCTCCATGGAATAGGTGCGTAAAAACACCTTCTGAGTTAACGAGGGTGTTTCCGGGCAGTACGGAGACTCCTTCGGCTGCAAGAATTCTAAGATGCTTTCCCAATCAGCCATGTGTGCAACTCCAGTCCTCATACATTCTAGAACAGCCCGACGGGTGCGATAGGGTAACGCACATGAACTGGCTCCGAGTCCTGTTTAGTCGGGCGAATGCGGCAAATGCTCTGATGGTATCCTTTATTATATTCACAAGCATCGGTGCGTGGATGATTCGCCCCTCGTGGGGGCTAATAGTCGCTGGCGTGTCATGTGGAGTCCTTGGTTTTCTATTAGGTCTTGAGTAAATATGGCTTGGAATTCTTCTCCAGAAACAAAATCCCATCAGATGGCAGCGGGCCGGGCCATTGTCGGTCCAGGTGCGCCCGTCGCCCAGAACCCCAGTCTGGCTGGTCAGCCATACCGTGATGGGTGGGACATAGAGCGAGCCCATTCAGAGGGCATGCAGAAGGTCACATGGGTGGCCCGCTGCGTTGACGCCATCGCTGGAAATCAAGCACGCCTTCCGGTCATTCTTCGAAAAGACAATGTGCCCGATGGTGAAATCGTCACAAGCAAGCGCGTAAGAAACGACTCCATTCTGAGCCTCCTGAACACCAAATCCAATATCGGAGAGAACTCCTTTATTTTCCGATACAGACTGTCAGCCCAACTCCTCATGGGAACGCGCGGCGCATTCGTTGAGAAGATCCGAGGGCGGGACGGTCGCATCATCGGTCTCAACCTTCTCCCACCTCAGGCCACGGCCCCCATTCCTCACCCCAAACGATTCGTCTCCGGGTATGAGGTCGCCATGCCGGATGGCAGGAAAATCATCATGCCGCCCGAAAGCGTCGTGTGGATTCGCAGGCCGCACCCACTCGACCCGTACCTCTCCATGACTCCAATGGAAGCCGCCGGCGTGGCTATCGAAATCGAAAACCTTGCCAAGTTGTATAACCGAAACTATCTCCTCAATGACGGTCGTCCCGGAGGACTGCTCGTGGTCAAGGGGGAGATCGACGACGACGATAGGAACGAACTCAGAAACAGGTTCCGAGGGAATCTGGGCAAGGCCGGTGCCACGACCGTCATTGCTGCTGATGACGGTGTCGATTATGTCGACACCTCTGCAAGCCCCCGTGATGCCGCTTACATTCAGATGCGTCAAATCACAAAAGAAGAGATTTTGGCTTCGTTCGGTGTGCCTGAGTCGGTGATCGGTAATGCCTCTGGGCGAACTTTCGCCAACGCCTCCGAAGAGATTCGGGTGTTCTGGAGCGAAACCATGGCACCTCACCTCCAACACATCGCTCGCGCCCTGGATGAGTTGGACGACAAGCATTATGTCGACTTTGACCTAGACGAAGTTCCGACCCTAACGATGTATCGGCAGGAACGGTCACGCTATGTGCTCCAGGAATTCCAAACTGGCCTAATCAGTGCTAACGAATACCGAGAGGCAACCGGGCGCAAGATTGTTCATTCCGAACTCGGAGACTCCCTGTTACAAAACCCGAACCTCACCCCCATAGCGAACACCCACAAGGAAACGGAACCAGAACCCAACGTAATGATGGGTCCGGGCGGAGGGGGAATGCCAGGAATGCCAGGAGCGCCCCCTGGAGCGCCTCCTGGGGCTCCCGCCGAGGGAATGCCACCTCCTGGGGCTCCGCTCGATCCGAACACCATGCAGGGCGCTATGGCGGCCCAAGCAGCAGGAGCGCCACAGCAACTGTCTGACGAATCCGGAAGCATGGAGTTCAAGGACGCTCACTCAATCTCCGCAGATTCCGACTTGGATAGATGGTCAGGGATTTTGGACCGAAGCATTGAGCGTCTGTTCGAACGTCAACAAAGAGTGGTTCTGGAGAAGGCCGGTGGCGCCAAGGCCAGAAAAGCACTTTCCAAAGGAACTCTTGTAGTCGACTTGCTCATGCCTCAAGACATATGGGACAAACAAATGGATGAGGATATTCGTCCAGTCCTGAATGCAATTGTTCAAGATGCGACAGGATCCTATTTGGGAAAGTCGGCAGAACATTCTCCGCCTCTAGCCGAAGATGTTGTCACTCATGTCAACTCTCAAATGGACAGAATCAAATCGATCAATCTGGATAGCAGAGAAGCGATATCCAAAGAAATCACCTATGCCTTGCGCATAGAAGAAGATGACCACCGGTTGATAGCATTCAAGTCTGCCCTTGTGGGTCACTTTACTCACCTGTTGGCAAAAGTGCGTCCAAAAGTTGCTACCAGCGAGTCGCGTAGGGCTTGGAATCTAGCGGGTTAACGGCCCTTTACAGAAACTAAAAGATTTTTCACATCATTTTACAGTTGCCTGCCACCGTCGTGCTCTATCATGACTACAGAGCGACAGGGAGTTATCTATGCCTGTAGGTATGGAAACAGACATCCAAATCAAAGCGACCAACGGCCAGGTTAGTGTTAACAAGGCTCAGGGTATCGTTGAGTGCTTCGTGGCCGGCATCGGCAACAAGGATTCTGTCGGCGACATTATCCAGCCGGGAGCCTTCACCGGCAGTCTTCAACGGCGAAAGCCACGCGTCGTTTGGGGTCACAACTGGAACGATCCCATCGGGAAAGTCCTGGATATCCACGAAGTGGGACCCAGCGACCCACGCCTCCCAGAAAAAATGAAAGCGGGAGGTGTCGGGGGCCTATATGCACGAGTTCAGTTCAACCTCGAATCCGAGAAGGGTCGGGAAGCCTTCGCCAATGTCGCCTTCTTCGGAGGCGAACAGGAATGGTCGATCGGCTACAAAACGATCAACGCCACATTCGACCCGGTTAGACAAGCGAACATTTTGCATGAAGTGGAACTGTACGAATGCTCCCCCGTACTGCATGGCGCGAATCAACTGACAGGAACCATCTCCGTCAAGGGTGCCAACGCTGCTGTTCTGGAGCGTCCAGATACAGAAGCCGACGATCTTGAATTCACCTTCGATGATCTTTATGAGAAGGACGGGATGCTCGCGATGATGCCCGTCGAGACTCCACGGACTGAGAACCTGTCCGATCAACACGATGCCAAATTGGAACTGGAGTTGCAATCCCGTTCGCCACAGCCGATCAAACTGATCAGCACAACCGACGGTGTGGCCATTTTCCAGGTCCAACGTTCCGACAACGGGACGGCCCTGTACCGGGTCCACTTTCATTACCACCCGGATTGTGGGTTCATGTTGGGTCAGCCCGAACGAGTTGCTCCACAAATGGTGTACGCCCCATTCAAGCCACCCGGAGTTCAAGCGAAGCCACAAGTGAATCCGGCCAATCGCTACGAACACACCCCTCAAGAAACGGTCATGCCCAGAGTCATGCGTATCGTTCAGAAATTGGACAGCGACGACAGCGCAAAGAGTGACGCGAACTGGATGCCGGGAACTGATCAACTAGTTATTTCATGCAAACTTGAAGACGCTTTCGTCACCAAGTCACTGCTCGATCCGATCATCGACTACCACGGCGTAATCGCTGAGGTGACCGAAGAGGGAATCGTCATCAAGTCGGGGGCGACGCCCGACTTCATCGAAGCCGTTGAGACGGCTACAAAGGCCTTAGGCCGGAGGCTTGGTCGTGGCCTTCCCCGAGGCGGTGGTGGAGGGTTGGGAAAAGTTCGTAGGGCCGGAGCGGCCCTTCGAGGCTTCGATCCAGACTCCAGAGACGCCGACATGGACATGATTGTCCAAGAAGGCACACCATGGGAGCGACCAGCAGTTCCTCGCAAACCCGGGCCATCTCGTGGCTTTCGTTCCAGTAGACGCCTATTACAAGGACGCAATTGGGACGAAGAGGGGGAAGAAGAAACCCCTGACACTCCAACCCCGGACGCCCCAGCAGAGGGCGTCGCCATGGATGAGCGCCCCCCGTCCAAAGCACGCATGGGGAAAATGTCACGCGATGAATACGAAGCGTTCCGTGCTGATCAGGCCCGAAAGATCATTGAGGCTTACGGAATTCAGGACGTAAG